GACCAAGCCGAAGCTGAGTGGTGGCAGTATCGCCAACGCGTAGCTAGGATTGAGCAAGCGCATGCAACAGGTGTATGGAACCCAAGACCCTCACCGCTGTGTCCTTGGTGTCCCGTTACAACCTGCGGAAACCACCCAAAACATTAAGGAGAAAACTATGCACATTTACGACATCGATATCGTGTCAGACTCAGACGAAGGCCGCACAGTCAACGTGTGGACAGCCAAAGCCAACAACATGGCCGAGGCACTGCAAGACGTGATGAATAAGAACAAAGTAATGCTTGACAGCAAATCAGATGGAGCCGTCATGGTGACCATCACAAAACAATTTTCAAAGCAAGCGGCTATGTCAAACTTTGAGGCACAAAACAAAGTACGTATCATGGTCGCTGAGACTGAGCAGTCCATCATGGATTTAATTAAACCCCCTGTCAGACATTAGGAGTAAATCATGGCTACACGCAACTACCGCAGTGAGTACGACAACTACCAAGGCACACCCGAGCAGATCAAGAAACGCGCAGGCCGAGTCAAGGCTAGGCGCGTGATGGAGAAGACGGGTGCGGCCACCAAGGGTGACGGCAAAGATGTGGATCACATCAAGCCCATGCGCTCAGGCGGTACGTCAGCGAAGGGCAACCTTCGAATGCGAAGTAAGTCAGCAAACCGATCAGATAATAAATAAACGGAGAAAGCATGGAAATCATCGAGGACAAAGCACTTGTCTTTCGCACCCGCAACCCACAGAAATATCAGGTAATCCCAAAACACAAAGTCATCGAACGTATGGATGGCGGCTACGACGTAGCTGTGTATTGGGGGCTTGATGAATGTCGGGTATTGCGTAACCTAGGTGTTAAAAACATTCAATCGCCTATCACTAGGCGCTACAACTGGCCGGGTAAATACAAACCCATGGCGCATCAGATCGACACCTCGTCTTTCTTAACGCTCAATCGCAAAGCATTCGTGTTTAGTGAGCCGGGTACTGGCAAGACGCTCTCAGCTTTGTGGGCGGCTGACTACTTGATGCAACGCGGTGAAGTAAAGCGGTGCTTGATACTGTGTCCCTTGTCGATCATGCAGTCTGCATGGCTTGGCGATCTGAACAACAGCATCATCCATCGCTCGGCCATCGTCGCGCACCACTCGCAGGCTAGTCGGCGTATCGAGATGGTTCAGCAAGATTACGAGTTTGTAATCGCAAATTACGACGGCCTTAACTTGATCGCTGACGAGATCAATGCTGACGGACGCTTTGACTTAATCATTGTTGACGAGGCTAACGCCTACAAGACCATGACGACCAAGCGTTGGAAGACTCTGAAGTCCATCATCAAGCCTAATACATTCCTGTGGATGATGACGGGTACACCCGCATCGCAGTCCCCTGCGGATGCGTATGGCTTGGCCAAGTTGGTTAACCCCGATGGTGTGCCCAAGTTCTTCACTGCGTGGCGCGATCAGGTCATGCACAAGATCACGATGTTTAAGTGGGCGGCTAAACCAAACGCACCCGAGTTGGTACACGAAGCCCTGCAACCAGCCATCCGCTTTACCAAAGAGATGTGCCTAGACCTACCGCCTGTCATTACCATGACGCGAGAAGTCCCGCTGACCCCACAGCAAGCCAAGTACTACAACATGCTCAAAGACAAGATGATGGTGTATGCGGCGGGCGAGACGATCAGTGCAGTGAACGCTGCAGCAGGCGTATCTAAGCTGTTGCAGATCAGTTGTGGTGCGGCCTATACCGATGACAAGGAAGTGGTGGAGTTTGACTCAGCGCCTCGCCTTGGTGTGCTTGAGGAAATCTTGGAGGAGACAACTCGCAAGGTCATCATCTTCGCTTTGTTTCGTAGCACCATCGACTCCATCCACAACTACCTCTTGAAGAAGGGCATCGCCAACGAGTGCATCCACGGCAGTGTGACACCGCCTAAACGCGCAGACACCATCAGGCGTTTCCAAACAGAACCTGACCCCCGCGTGTTGGTGATGCAACCGCAAGCTAGTGCCCACGGGATTACCCTAACAGCCGCTGACACAGTGGTGTTCTATGGGCCACTCATGAGCGTTGAGCAATACGTGCAGTGCATAGCACGAGCAGATCGCAAAGGTCAAGACTCTGACAAAGTTACTGTGATACACATTCAGGGTAGCCCAATCGAGAAGAAGATGTTTAAAGCGTTACAAGACAAAGTAAGTGATAACTCTTTACTTACAGAGATGTTCGACACAGAATTAAATTCATGAAAGGGGGTTGCAACACGATCAAAACTATGTAAACTGTCAAACCTTAGACAAAAACAAATACAGGAGAAAGCACAATGTCTGAACAAAACCAAGAGCCAGTTCCTCTGGACAGGCTCGCAAAAATCTATCGCAAAATCAAGGAGCGCATTGACCTGCTGACACAGGAGTACGACACACAGATCGAGACTCTGAAGGCACAGCAAGATGAAGTTCGCTTTGCGATGAAAGACCAGATGAAGTCCATGGGCGTCAAGTCCGTGCAGACTTCCTTTGGAACTGTGTCAATGGTGACCAAGACGCGTTACAACACGCAGGACTGGGACTCATTCAAGAAGTTTATTCTTGAGCATGAAGTCGTGGACTTGCTGGAGAAACGCATCGCGCAAACCAACATGGCACGGTACCTCGAAGAGAACCCGGGCTCTCTCCCGCCGGGCTTGAACTCTGTAACGGAGTTTGAGATTCGCGTAACTAAACCAACCAAGTAAATTTATCATGACTAATATCGCACTATTCAACCCTTCCAATGTTCCCTCATTTGCACGCAACAACGAGTTGTCTGACACAGCCAAAGCCCTCACGGGCGGTGGCGTAGGCACTAGCACCAAGCGCATCTCCATCAAAGGGGGTGTGTTCCGTTTGCTGGCCGGTGGCAAAGAGATCGCCTCTATCGACGAGCGCTTCTTGGATGTCATCATCGTCAAGGCTGCCCCCAAGGTCAGCCGCATCTTCTACGCCAAGTCTTATGACGGTGACAACATCACTGGCCCTGACTGCTGGAGCAACGATGGTGAGCGTCCTGAAGCATCCGCTGAGAACAAGCAATCTACTACCTGCATGACCTGCCCTCAGAACATCGCAGGTTCTGGCCAAGGCAATAGCCGTGCATGCCGCTACCAACAACGCTTGGCTGTGGTGCTTGAGAACAACATTGAAGGCGACATACTGCAGTTGACTTTGCCAGCCACTTCGGTGTTCGGTAAGGAAGACGGAGACAAGCGCCCATTGCAAGCCTTCGCTCGCAACTTGGCTTTGCAGAACCCACCCATTAGCCCCGAGATGATTGTGACTCGCATGAAGTTCGACACGAAAGCAGAAGCGCCCAAGTTGCACTTCGCGCCTAGCCGTTGGCTGACTGACGAGGAGTACGCAATCGTTAAGACGCAAGGCGACAGTGATGAAGCCAAGCGTGCAGTTGTGATGACTGTTGCCGCCGCTGATGGCGTGAAGACTGCACCCAAGCTGGCCATCGAAGGCAAGCGCCCCATGGGTGAGTTGACCAAGGAAGAAGATGCGCCAGCATACGAGCCCATCGCGGCCAAGGCAAAAGCGAAAGCCAAGCCTGCCGAGGTAGAGGAAGATGCTGAACCAGAAGTCCGTAAGGAGTCTTCTAAGCCGTCTGCTGTGCCTGCCAAGAAAGGCAAGCTTGCAGACATCGTGTCCGATTGGGACGATGAGTAATTAAAGGTTTCGGGGGTAGCAAGGAGCGGTCGCAATGCGTGTGCCGGGGTTTTTAGAATAGCCTCGTTATATCGAACAAACATGCACATGATTGCGTTTCCTCCGGTGTTGAAGCACCGCGCTACCCCCGCCCTAACTAAACACTATGGCCTATTCACAAAAAGTAATTGACGCAGTCATGGCTGCAAAGAAAACGCCCGGCAATCAGCTTGGACGTTGGGCGATCTATTTAGATTTCCCTGTGACGAAGATTGCTTATGCGCTCGGGGTCACACGCCAAACTGTGTACAACTGGTTTGAAGGTAAGGATGTTTTTGTCGCGTATCAAAACCGCGTAGAACTCCTCTTAGAAATAATGAAGTCCTCAACGGACGCACAACAAGCATGGAGAAAGATATGCAAGGAATACAACCTAGAACCCTGACCAACAGGGAACTCATTAACTACTGCGCTGATGCAGTGGACGACTCGTTTGGGATGCCCAAAGAGTGGCAGAAGGAATTATTACGCCGATTTGTAGCACTTTCCCCCACAGACGAACACCCGTTCATCGACCCAAACCAACAAAACCTTTTCTGATTAAGGCGGACAAATATGGAACCGCTTGAGTTTGTAGCGGCTGTTTTGCCACCGCCCGGAAATGGGCGCTATTGCGTGGTGGAACTTTCAAGAAAAAAAGAACATGCTTATGTTCACACACTGGAGGAAGCACAGCCTTTCATCGACAGATGGAAGCAATCGGGTGAAGACATTTACTTTGCGCTAGGTACATTCGGGGACGACAACAATCGGACT